AAAGTCAAATCTTTGATCCGAATTGTCAATATAATCGTGACCTATTGCCTGGTCAAACGAGACACCTAGTGCGTCTGATAATATTTCTGGTATTGCCCCTTCTGTTTTATCCTTACTCTTACCATCTATAATTTGAATAGAATCCATAATCGCATTGTAAACTGCTCTGTCCCTACACCACTTCTCGGATTCTTTAATTAAATAGCTGGTATCTATATCTATCTTTTTAGATATCTCAGCAATCAGCAATGCAGATTCATTTAGTATATCTTCATGTGCACTTGATTTTCTTAATTCAAGTTCTAATACACTGGTTGTAGGTAGTTTATTGTGTTTACCAACGAATTGTGTAATTAAATCAAATACTGTTCTGTGAGAACCATCGAAAAATTCTCTCTTAATGTAGGGAATGACTCTCCTACAATACTCCTCGTTATTGAGGAGATTGCTCAGTATATGTGTCGGTAACTGATGTTTTATTTCCAATCTTTGCCTCTTTATTTTCTAGTGAATCCGTTATTATATGTTGTAATAACGCTCCTAAGTAATTATTAAAATCTACATTTTTTTGTAGATACTCATAGTCATGGTCAGCTGGGTCTTGAATGTTATAGTTAAAAGAAAGTTTGGCATTTGATTTATCCTCATTTTCTTTAATACTTACAGCACCATATACTACTATAACATCCGCCCATTTTCCAGTCTTAATCTTGACTCCATAGAACTCTGCAAGTTCTCCGCCAGGATTCTCAACCAAAGTATATTCGGTATGAGATATATTATACTCCATTTTACACCTCTTGTAAAGTACTTTCTAAATCAATATCAAGCATTGGTTTATGTCCAATCTGATAATATGACCTAACAAACTCTTTAAAGTCAGATGATTCAAATATTGGTTGCCAAAATTCTTCTGTTAGAGTATCTTTTTCTCTTACTTTAGGTTCTACCATTTCACCTGTTGACTTATTTACTGCGGCGTACCAACCCATTGTTGGTTTGATTACATATCCACCAGCCATAGCCACTTCTAATAGTCCTGAATATTGCTCTAGACCTCCGTCCCATGTACAACTAATAGGTACTTTGGACTTTTCTTTAACAAATCTGGATTTCTCTACATTAATAACAAAGTCATATCCTTTTATATCAGTACCTTTTTTAACTTGTCTCCTACCTATAATCCATATGTTATCAGCTGAATAGTAAATACCAGTACCACCTGAAACAATAGCCTTTGGAAATAATCCAATCTCTTGATATGTATGATTAACGGCAAGTAAAGGGATATTCTTCATCGTAAGATAAGGAGTAACCATTCGGAATAATCCCTTTAATGCCTTGGCTCTTGACATGTCTGCCACTGACTTTTCGTTTAATGTATCCTCGAGTTCTTTTTTAGATGCGAGGTTACCAATTGAATCAATTATTACAACAACTTTATCAGTTCTATCTAAGTTATCTAATTGTCCAACCAAATCAAACTTTAATTGTTCAACATCAACAATAGGAGTATGTAATACCCTAGAGGTATCAATACCAAATGACTCGAAATAAGATTGAGGTGAGCCAAACTCTGAATCATAGAATAATAATACTGCGTCTTCATGTTCTTTTAGATATGCACTTGCCATTAATAAGGCAAATGATGTTTTAAAATGTTTACTTGGTCCAGCCAATACTGTAAGACCAGAAGTTAAACCTCCGTCCATATCACCAGATAAAGCTACATTAATCATAGGTACACTAGTTGTAACTACTTCTTTTTCTGTAAAGAATTCTGATTTATTTAATACTGCTGTGTGTTTGATTTTACTGTTTTTCTTCAGTTTGTCCATTACTGACGCCATTATTTTCTCCTCTGTTTTCTATACGCACCTAATTGGTTTGTTCTTTCATATTTTCGCCATCTGGCAACTGCCTCGGCTTTTTTTCTTTTTCTTTTTGCTGTAGGTTTTTCATAAAATTCCTTTTTACGAATATCTTGCAACGTCCCCGCTCTTTCTACGGCCTTTCTAAACTTTCTTATAGCTACATCAAAAGGCATTTCTCTTGGTGGTCTATTATCGTTTTTACCTTTTCTTGGCCTCTGGTTTTTTTGAGGTCTTAAATCAATACTTGGCATATTTCTCCTATTTTGCTTTTTCTTTCTCTACTACACGTTTTCTTAAATCACTTGTAGAAAACCTGTGGTCTCTTTTATTAAAGTAGAATTCGATATCTCTTTGTTTACACAAATCCCTACCCGTGAAATCTTTATCACGATATTCTACTCCCATAATCTTTATATCTATTTCATACATGGCCAAAATATCAAGTAATTCCTCTTCGGTATTATATACTAAAATTTCATCAACATATCTAATAGCGGCCAATTGTGCCTGTCTCTCAACAATATTTTGAATTGGTCTATTCTTACCAGGTCTATCAATTGATGGATCATTTTGTAATGCACAAATTAAATAATCGCACACACTTTTTGCTTCTCTTAACATGGCACAATGACCAGAGTGAAGTAAGTCAAAAGTAGATGCGGTTATTCCAATTTTCTTATTAGCCATAATACTCTATATTATAACACACTTTTAATCAAAAGTAAAGTGTTATCCTTCATAAATTATACCTTGTTCGTTTAGTGCGGTTCTATTCCATAGATGACCTTGTTCAGTATCTTCTTTGGATTGTCCAAAATATGGAACTGCATGATGTTCATCAATCATTTGTTGATTTACACTATATGTGCTATCGCCTATAAAAAGTTCTCCGAGAATTCTTCCAAACTTTCCTTTACCATGCGATTGTAATTGAACATCGCCTTCTTCCAATATTGACACTAAATGAGCCTTACTTGCCTTGCCGTAAAACTTTTCTTCTAAATCACGAGTTCTACTTTCAGGTGTGTCAACTCCCATCATTCTAACTCTTTGTTTTTTATAAACCATGCCAAAACCTAAATCGACATCTACATCGACTGTATCGCCGTCGACTATTCTCGTTACTTGAACTTTATATCTGTACATTATTCCTCCGATAGAATTGCTCTAATATGTTCTGATTTTATTATAACTGCAGCTTTACCTTCTACGTTTACAGGCATTGCTTCAGTCCATTTAAGGAATACTCTTTGTCCCTTTTTTAAATCTTGATTGGCGTCTTCTCCTACTGATAAGACTAAACCAGGTTTACTTGCATTGTCAATTGATTCTGTGAGTATAATACCCCCAGCTGACTGTTTATCTTCTTGTACTTCTGTTACTAGTACATTATCTGCTAACATTTTCATATTTATTTCCTATTTGTAGAATAAGTGATTATCTATTGTTGTCACTAATTCTAATTGTTTTGACCAATATGGGCTCACAAAATCTGCGTGATACCATAATGACCCCTCTGTTATATCTGGATAATGACTTGATAATACTAAGTCTGCTATCCAGAGCGAATTTAACCATGTTTTTGAATCTTTTGGTTCATCTGATTTACCATCACAATACCAACTAAACTGACATTGATTTTTGATAGGCACTTCATTACCCTTCCAATTAATCATAGTTTTTGCCTGATATACTACACCACATATTTCATCTGGAAATAGCTCAGAGGCCTTTCTATTCATAACCACATGGGCAACTGCCAATCTTCCAGCAAAGGACTGATTAGCGGATTCGAAGTAAATATTTTTGGCTAGACAAGTCATTGAGTCTTGGTCGTAATTATGCGACATTACTATCTCGTGTCCGTGCCAGGAATAATTATCTTGTCCTTGTATTTTACCTACTTGTAAAAATAATATCATGAATACTATAAAATAACCAAATGATATTAAGTATTTGTCAAACTTATGCATTTACTTCTCCATTATATTGTGTAAATAATCTTTTAGAGAAGTTTTCCATTCCCACCCTAATTCCTTAATCTTGTCTGTTTTAAGCTCTCCGTCCATTCTATTGCCAGGTTTTTCTGGCTGTAGGGATGGGGTGCAATTTAAATAATCGACAACATCTAAGATAGAAACCTTTTCATCGCAGCCTATGCCATATCCATCACCTTCACCTTTAAATGCTGCAAGAACAATACCCTCAACTATATCATTAATATGGGTAAAGTTTCTCAGCTGAGTTCCAGGTAATGTTACAGGAAGTTCAC